TTATGGCAATTACGATGCATTCATGGTAGTTTATGGTTCAAGGCGTTCTTTTCTTGCTTTTCTAAATTTTAATTCAGATACATCTGTAAATTTTCTGTCAGTTCGGTCTTCTTGTTTCTTAGTTTTTTCGTCTCTTTCTTCTTGGTCTTGTTCATATTTTTACCATATATCATCATTTTCGGCATAGAATGACACATTTTGAACTGTATAAATAAAACCAGGAAAATAGAAAAATGCGGTATAAATAAAAGACAATACTATTTTTGTAATGTCTGGATAATTTTTTTGATGTTGATCTATCCACATACTAATAGGTGGAAATATTATTGTAAAAATGATTTTAAAAATTGTTCCATATGATGGAAAACAGAATGTGTCACTTGAATCTAATGTTTTACCAAACCAAAAATTATGAAGAGCACTCGGCATATTATTTTATAAGAAATTTAAATTAAAATGTTTTAAATTTTATGTATTCTTTTTAGTCTTTTTTGTTCATACAATGAGTAAAATAAACCAGGGAAATAAAATATGCCGGTTAAAATTAAAGATACTATTAACTTTTTCATATTTACTTGGTTAATTTCCTTTTGTTTCATGTATAATCCTAAGGGTGGCATAAACACGGTTACCATTGTATTTATGATTCCTTTTGGAATACACACATCATCTTTTATTAGTTGACCGTAAAAGAACATATTATATAATTCCATAGGATCAATAGTCCAGTTGGGAGTTAATGCTGCTACTGGTATTGCGATTGGAGCAAATAGAGGATTTAATGCGAATAAAGAGGCCACTGGAACCTTTGTATTTGCAACAGTAGGTTTCGGAGTGCTATTTATAATAGACCAAGCATAAAAAACACCTGGAAAATACATAAACATTGTTAAAATACAAGTAATTAAAATTTTAGGGAAAGCCGATGCTCCTAGATGTATAAAAACTCCATAAGGTGGAAACAATATAGCCAAAAATTTGGCTATTGAGGTTGGTGGAATTCTAAATGTTTTATCGCTACATTTTGTTCTAAATAGTTTAAAAAATTGAAATATGTAAGTAAAACATACCGATATAACTATAAATATAACTTTCCATAATAGTATCATTGACTGGATAAGTCCTTGAATCATAACGGCAATATATTCCATTAATAAAATAATTAAATCAGCAATTGGCCCTCTACCTTGTAATTCTTTTGCTTTTTCTGCCTTGGATAAAAAAACTGTTTCATTGCTATTTGCTTTCCATTTTGGATCTTGCATTTCTTCTGGAAGGTCGCTCTCATTAATGGCACCAAAATCTCTATTAGGATTAGAAACATCAGGTGGGTTATCATAAATAATACATTTTGTTGATAACGGATATACTGGATCATATCCTTCATCTTCTTTATTTGGTATGACACATCTATAGGAATCGCAATCACGACTACTAACACATTCTTTACCAAACTTTTTTTTTTGATTAATACACATTCTACTTTTACTACTTACACCATCTTCAACAGTATATTTATCTTCGCAAATTCCAGAAGGACAATCTTGATCTATAACACATGGTTTATCACTAAATATATTTTGTTTTTTATTATCAATCACAACAACATTATTTTCCATATTAAGCGATTTATAAGAAGTATTTACACATTTTCGGCTATCTGGTTTTTTTTTATTATTTTTAAAATAGGTCATTTCACATATTTTAGAAGGACACTCTGAATCCTTCTTACAATGTTTGCCATATTTACTCATCTTTAAATATGTAAAACATTATTATTTACGATATTTACAATAGTTCCAATAAAAGTAAATTTGTTATAAAACATATAGACTTGCGTAAATGACACCTGGTAAGTAATAAAAATAGGTTAGAACAGCTGTTATGACTATTGTACAAAATCCCTTTAGTCCTTTTCGTATAAAAATAGCCAATGGTGGACACAATATTAATATTAATATTTCTAAAAGACTTGGACTTAGACATTCCTCTGTTCTTTTTTGTGTTTCTGGGTCATTTTTCATATGTGGTTTTATCATGCTTATTGTTTTACCCATTAGAGTATCAATAGTTGCTTTAATGATTAGTTTAAATCCAGTTACAAAAGCGTAAATGACATCTTTTATTAATTTTCCAGGATCTAAAATATAGAAAAATAGTTGGATAAATGCTGGAATAATTTTCATGGCAAAATTAACGATCAGTTCTTGTAATTGTATCAAAGATTCCATAAGATGTATTATAGGTTCTATAATTGGTTTTAATGGAAATAATACAGTATCTAATATGCCTTTTAATATTTTATTTACAATTTTCATAAAACCGCCCATTTATTTAAATACTAATAACATTATTATTTAGAATAAACATAATTATAATACATATAGACTGGCATAAATTAATCCAGGAAAATAATAGTAATATGTTAAAACATACGTAATTACCATTGTAAAAAACCCCTTTAGTCCTTTGCGGATAAAAATAGCCAATGGAGGACATAAAAGTAATATTAATATTTCTAATAGACTTGGATTTATACATTCTTCCTTTTCTCTCTTGATATTATTTGGGTCATCATTTTTTATATGTGGATTAATAAGACCGATAGATTTACCCATCAAAATATCTATAATAGACTTAATTAACATTTTGAACCCAGTAGTAAAACCATAAATGGTATCACTGATTACTTTTCCAGGTGTTGTAATAAAATAAATGAAGTACATAACTATTCTTGGAGCCATAAGTAGAAGCTTTTCAATAATTAATATTAAATTCTTGGCAAAGTTGATTAAACTAAGAAACCCTCCTACAATTTCATTCCATCCCATATTTATATAGTTATATTAATATTTTATTATTTTATTGGTTTATTTTTACAAAACATACAAACTGGCATAAACTAATCCAGGTAAATAATAGAAATAGGTTAGAACAGCAGTAATAACTATCGTAAAAAACCCTTTTAAACCTTTTCTTATAAAAATAGCTAATGGTGGACAAAGTAATAGAATAAAAATTTCTAATAAACTTGGACTTAAACAAGAGTCTTTTTCTCTTTTGGCGTTAGTTGGATCATCATCTTTTATATGTGGTTTAATAAGGTCTATAGATTTACCCATCAAAATATCAATAACAGATTTTATTATCATTTTAAATCCCGTTGTAAAACCATAAATGGTATCACTTATTATTTTTCCAGGATCCGTTATGTAGTTAAACATATAGAAGAATTTAGGTAACATTTTGAGTAGTTCTATAAACAGATTAATAAGAACTAATACTGTTTTAAATATAGAAATTAGGGGTTTAAAAATAGCTTCTAATGGTGATAATACCATATTAAGAAATCCCATCTTATATGTTTATTAGAAATTAAAACTAAATAATACAACAAAACTTAAATTATTTCAGAGAAATTAATTTTTTTAGATTCGGAAACATAAATCGTATGTTCAAATTGAGCCGTAAAACAATTTGGTTCTGGGTCTATTAATGCTGGATAACTTGTGATTATTTGATTATTAAATAGGTCATTTAAGAAAGTGCCATAGTGTTTAAAATCTGTTTGATGAAAGTCTAAGAAACGCTGTGTAAACGGTAATGTTTTAAATTTATTTTCAATGATAGAAAGTAATTTTTTACTTTTTTGAAATTGTAACTGGTTGATGTTTTGTTGATAATTATCGGCTAACATAAAATGGGATGATTTATTATCTAATATAGTAGTTCCAGAACCAGTTGTAGTAAAAATTTCTATTGCCAATATATCACCTTCTTCCACTTTAGTTTGGTCTGAATTTTTGACTGGATGAATAAATTTACCAGCATGAATATGCCACGGTTTAATAGAATGTCCACATAAATTATCGATAGGTTTAATGGGAATGGTTTTACCATCTAATTCTATTTCATACGAACTAATTATTTCTTCTGACCATTCTCCAATATCACTAATAGTTGTACCTACACCAATATTTTTAATAATAGTATCAACCGCTTCTTTTGAGGCATTTAATAGAGGATCATATTTAGGAGTGTTGGTCCAAGTATAGGCGCTATCAACAATACAACCATCATAATGTACACCAAAATCTATTTTTAGAACATCATCATTAGTTACTATTGTTTTATCTGTTTTTTTAATAGGCGTCCAATGAGCCGCAATATTATTTAATGATACACCAGTTGGAAAGGCAATCCCATTATTTATTTGATTTGGTTCAGAAAGTGTTCTAATTTTATTTTCTATAAATTTACAAATATTTATTAATTCCATATCTGGTTTAATAAAATCATCTAATTCCTTACGGATTTTTTTATGAATAGACGATGCTTTGTGTGTATTACTAATAATTGTATCCATAAATTGTTAGTTTAATATTAATTGTTACATAAAATTATACTTAAATAATAAAATTTAATTTTTTAACTTAAACTTTTTAGTTAAAATGTTAATAATAAAAAATTTAATTATAGTAATGGCAAACATACAACTAAATGCAAATTTAGGAGCAAGTAGCATACATTATATTTTACAACCAAATGAAGTTATGGCTAATTTAACAAAAAATAATCCAAGTATTACCCATTTTAAAAAGGTATTCAAGAAACATACCAATTTTGCCATCGAAAGACACCCTCATTCATTTCATTCAGACCACCCTGTAAATAAATTTGGTTCAGAATTTGTAACAAATATACATAAATATGGTGATTTATTACATAAATTATATTTAGAAATAGATATTGAGTGTAAATTAAAGGTGGGTTCTAATCCAACATATACAGTGAATCACTTCATAAATTCTTTGATAAAAACCTCTAAAATACAAATAGCTGATGAAACAATTGAAGAAAATATGTCACAATGGACTCAAATAAAATCGGAATTAATGACAAAAACTCATTCTAAACAAGTGATGTCTTCTAATAAAGGTGGTGGTAATTTAGTGGATTTAAATTTCACATCAGATATAAATAGAACTGAATATGATACACACGATATAGACCAATCCACTCTTCCATTAATTGTGGGTGGTAATTACAATGATGTTGATATTGATGCGACAAGTACAATAAAAAAAAAATTTATTTATGAATTTGATTTTTGGTTTTCAAGAAATATAGGACAAGCAGTCCCACTAGGAAAATTGAATAATCATGATTTGAAACTAATTTTTAATACTGAAACTAGAAAAAAATTAATTGGCGATAATGCCAATATTGAAGTATTAAAAATAGATAGTTTACGTCTCTATTCAGAACAAATACATTTAGGAAGGGAAGAAAAGGTATTTTTTAATTCAGGTAATTCAATTGAATATATGATTGACAAAATGAATTATCATACAGTTTCTACTCCTTCTAAAGATACTGCTACTACATTAAATACATTACAAATAAATTTACCATTTAGACATCCAGTTAAATGTTTCATATGGGCATTACAAAATGAAGGTATACCAGACTCTAATAAAGGACAAGGTCCGTGTTATTTTGCTTCTATGACTAATACATCTTTATATGGAACCGATGGAACAGAAGGTAATATGGAACTAAGATTAAATGGTCAAAAATTAACACAATCACCTTTACCTATGATTTTTTATACTAGAAAATGTCCTAAAGAATTTTGTAATAATGTCCCCCCATTAGATAGAATTGGGATTTATTCGTTTGCGTTAAATCCATTTGAATTAGATGTATCTGGGTATTGTCATTTTGGTAGAATAACTGAAAAAAGGCTTTATATAAATCTAGCAAACAACGATGCGACGTTAATTGAAAATAAAAAATTATATGTTTTCGTATTAGAGTATAATATTTTAAAATTTCATGATGGGTATGCTGGATTAGTATATCATTAAGAGCCACATGCTTCACAATCTGGATTATCGCGCGAACACGCTAATGGTTCCACTTTTTTTTCGGGTTCGATAGTGAATTTCTGAGCTTGTGCGACTGGTTTAGTACGAAGATAATATTGACCAGTTTTTAAACCTTTACTCCAAGAATAGAAATGCATACTTGTCATTTTATTAAATTCGGGTTCTGCCATAAACAAATTTAGACTTTGAGATTGACAAATATATTTTCCTCTATCAGCAGCCATATCAATTAATGCCTTATTACCTATTTCCCATACATTTTTATAAATTTGTTTGATATTATCTGGTATTTCATCAATCGTCTGAACGCTACCATTATTGGCAATAATTTGATTTTTAATATCTGGAGTCCATATTTTTAATTCTATTAAATCCGCGATTAAATACTTATTTATCACTATAAATTCGCCTGCTAAAACTCTTCGCAAATAAATTGCTGAATTAAAAGGTTCAATACATTCATTATTACCTAGTATTTGGGAAGTAGACGCAGTAGGCATCGGGGCAACTAATAAACTATTTCTTATTCCCCATTTTTGTACATCTTTTTTCAATTTATTCCATTTTGGTGTCATTTCTTCGCTGGGGGATTCACCCCATAAATCAAATTGGAATAGTCCTTGACTTGCTGGAGATCCATCAAAGGTAGAATACGACCCAATATATTTAGTTCTATTTATTTCTTCGTCTGTATATCTAAATTTACTGTTTAATATCTCTAAACGGGCTGTTTCATCATCTGTTAATTTAGGTTCTAATAAATTATTTTCTGTTTTTAATAATTTAGTTTGTAATGTTTTTAGTTCATTTAAACCCATATCTCTCTTTTTAGACATTTCCATTGATGTTTCCATTGATGAATAGTAAATCATTTCAAATATTTTTTCATTAATGAATCGGGCTTCAGGACTATCAAATGGTATTTTTAGCATGGCAAATACATCTGCTAAACCTTGAACGCCAATACCAATAGGTCTATGTCTTTTATTAGATAATTCAGTTTCTGGTAGAGGATAGTAATTAATATCAATAATTTTATTAAGATTTTTAGTAATGACTTTAACGACTTTATATAATTTTTCATAATCAAATTGTTTTTTTTCAACATCTACAAATTTGGATAATCCAATAGATGCCAAATTACATACTGCAAATTCTGTTGGCGAAGAATATTCTATAATTTCAGTACACAAATTACTGGATTTAATAGTTCCCAAATTTTTCTGATTTGATTTTTGATTAGCGGCATCTTTATAACAAATATAGGGGGTTCCAGTTTCAATTTGCGATTCAACAATAGAATACCATAATTCAGCTGCTTCGATTGTTTTACGACCTTTTCCCTCTTCTTCGTATTTTGTATATAATGTTTCAAATTCCTCTCCATAACAATCTGATAATCCTGTACATTCATCTGGACACATTAGGGTCCATTTTCCACCTTCTTTTACTCTTTTCATAAATAAATCTGGGATCCAAAGGGCATAAAATAAATCCCGAGCCCGCTCCTCTTCTATACCATGATTTTTTTTAAGTGCCAATATTTGAAATACGTCCGCGTGCCATGGTTCTATATAAATGGCAATAGACCCATTCCGTTTTCCACCACCTTGGTCAACATATCTGGCGGTATTATTAAATACTCTTAACATAGGAATTGTACCATTACTAGTTCCATTTGTTCCTCTTATATGACTATTAGATGCTCTAATTTGATGAATATGAATACCTATACCACCAGCCCATTTAGAAATTAGGGCACAATCCTTAATTGAACTAAATATACCTTCAATACTATCATCTCTTATAGATAAAAGAAAACATGAAGATAATTGAGGGCGATTTGTGCCACTATTAAATAAAGTGGGTGTGGCATGAATAAACCATTTTTCCGACATTAGATCATATGTTTTAAGAGCTTCTTTAAGGTCGTCTTGATGAATCCCAATAGAAACACGCATAAACATATGTTGTGGACGTTCAATAATTTTGCCTTTAATTTTCATTAAATAACTTTTGGAAAGGGTTTTTATTCCAAAAAAATCAATTAAATTATCCCTTTTATATTTTATATACGAATTGAGTTTTGTTTTATTTTTTTCAACTATATCAAATACTTCTTTTGAAATTAAGGGTCCCGATTCATTTTCAAAAAGCATTCTAATCGTTTCTGAAAATGAAGGGGATGTATTTTTATGGAGATTAGAAATTTCTATACGAGATGCTAGGTCAACATAATCTGGATGTTCTGTCGCGTGTGAAGCACATAATTGGGCTGAAAGTTCATCTATTTTATCGGTAGGTATTTTATTATATAATTGAGTACAAATTTGTTGAGTTATTTTTGTTGGATTCACATTTAAATCTTTAGATAATACCTTTATACGAGTAAGAACTTTCTCAAATGACATTTCTTCTACTTCACCATCTCTTTTTACCACATAATCAACCTCCATCGTATTTATATCTAATTTCATTTGTTTAAGATATATTTTATAAATATTTTATTTTTGATATTTAAATATACTAAAATTAGTTAGACATATTTATAATTTTGTATTAATGAAATTAAAATTGATTTTTATTATTAAAGACATGTTAATTAAATTATAAAAGGACATGGATAAGATCATTTACTTTGATTTTGAAGCGACAGGGTTGAATCCATATCATATTAAAATTATTGAATACGCATTTATTAAAGAAAATGGGACTTTTATTTCTTCCTTAATAAATCCAGAAGAAAAACTAGAAAAAAAGATTACTGAAATTACAACTATTACAAATGATATGTTGAAAGATGTTCCAAAACTAAACCAAAAAACAAATGAAATTTGGGAGTATATTTATAGTAGTTATAAACCAAATCAAAAAATCTATATGATAGCTCATAATGTGGATGGATATGATCGGTTTTTGCTAAAACGTATTTTTACCAATGATCATTTAAAATTAGGATTTTTAAAAGACCATATTGTGTTTATAGATTCATTACATTTGGCAAAATTGGTTTTACCAACCATGAGATCATTTAGTATGAAAACTCTATGTAAAATATTTCAAATTGATTCGGGTAATCATAGAGCTTATGGAGATACGATTGCTCTACAAAAAGTGTATAAAACATTAATTAAAAAATTAGGTCAAAAATATGGAAAATCTGATACGTATTTTCTAGAAAATCCAGAGAAAGTATATGATGTGTTATATTAAAATCAAACTATATTATATGTTAATTTTAGAGGAAGACATTGCTTTAATAAGCAATAATCAATTAGAATGAATATTACTAATTTTTTATTATTTTGGTGGATTAGTATCTAAAACGCATTACTAATAAAAAAAGAATTAAACCGTAATTTAATAAAAAAATATTTATTTGCTTCTCAAATTAAAAATGTAATAACAATTAAAAAGTGTTTATTTATCATATTTATATAAAAACAACCAAAATATATGGTAATAGTAAGTATAAAATGGAATTGTATTAACTGCTATCTGGTAAGAAGGTAAGTTCTTTTTTGTTATATTTTTTAGCATGTATTTCATTGTTTTTTTGTTTAGATTCTTTTTTTTTGATTAGCGTTTCAAAACCAATTTCTCGGTATTTGAGAACATCATCCCAAAATAATTTAATATCAGCTTTCAATTTTGTAAAACGTTCTATATCACGTTCAACTAACACACAACTATATTTTTCAAGGTACCAATAGGTTGTACACACATAATCTATATTATCATCATCAAATATAGTTTTAATAATTGAGTCCTCCCATATTTCAATGTCTTCTAAATTATTAAATGTATTTAAATAGTGAAACATATTTTTGGATTTTTTAATGTCATAGAGTTCTATAACTACACCTTTTTCTTGATTATTTTTTGTCATAGAAATAGAATTAGAGCTGTCTTCAATAAACTCTTGACTATTATTATATTCTTTAATAAAACATTCTAAATAATCACAATAACGTAATTCACATACTTCTAATTGTCCTTGAACTTGTAGTTCATAGTGTTCTGGAATAATACCAGTAATTATTCTGGATTTTGGACACTTAATTTCTAACATTCTTCCTATATAATTTTTATTTTCAGAGGTATAATCACAAATACCATCTGGGGAAGCTCCAAAATAAGGGATGTTAGGATGTGGTAAACAACCATAATCATCCACTTTAACATTATTTCTTCTTTCATAAATACTAATGGCGACATCCTCATATTTCACACCATGAGCTATTGCTGCCCCAACAATAAAAGGTTCTTCATAACCACATTTTTTGGCAATCAATTTATTTCTGGTACAATATTTATTTTTGCTGAGTGCTGTTGCCAAATCACTGGCCGTAAGTCTATTATTACGAAATGTATACCATTCTGGTGTTCGCTGTTCCGGTTGTTTTATTTGTTTTAAAACATCAATTTTTTCGGCTAGTTCTTTTAATTCGTCTTCAGAATAGGTCGGATTAGAACCATGTCCTAAAAGTAAACCAAAGATATGTTTGGAAATAATTTCATTTGAATCATAATCTAAATGATTTATATGACTATATATAATCAAAATATCACTTACTATAGATTGCACATTTTCGTAATCTGAAAAATCTATTTCAATATTTTCTTTATAATCTTTTACGATAAGCTTCAAATCTTCTTGATTAAATTCAGAAGACATTTATTTATTTATGATAAACTTAAATATAAATCAATTTTTATGTTTAACTTATTATAAGAATCTTTTAATATTAATACTAATTAAATAGTAATGAAGTATAAATAATTACCCTAATGTTTTATCTCTATATAATAAATTTTTCCTGTTAAATACATTATTTATATCGGTCTTATTCTCAAAATTAAATTTATTGAATAAAGATGTATGATAGTATGGAGTTATACTTTTTTGTTGTGTGGCTGAATTTATTCCGTAACAGTCATTTTCTACAGGTTCAACATATTCTATACCATGTATATCCCAACTAAATTTATTTTTTCTACAAGGAAAAGTTGTATTTATTTTCATATTAGGGTCTAATATAGGATTAGTTCTATTTAATACTGAGTTCTTACTGTTATCTAAAGGATTTTTAAAAATATCATATTCAAATTCTGTGCTATCAATATTAGGTATGAAATTACTTTTAAATTTTTTTTTAAAAGATGATTGTCTTTCGGAACAATCAATACTATCAGAACATGTAAATCTTTTAATCGGCTTATCAACATTATATGCTTGAATATTTTTAATCACTACTTTATTTTTATCAATTATTATTTCGAATTTATATTTACGAGATATATCTTTTTTTAGATTTAACATAAATGCATATATATCATATTTAATAAGATTGTTTTCTTTATATCTAATAAATTTTTCTATTGTAGATAATATAAATTTATTAGATACATTTTTATTACTTTCGTTTATAACTGAATTTAATAGTAATTTGATATTATCTATAATTTTATGCTTAAATAGTTTACGATTACATGAATCCATCATATTTCTATAATAAATATTTGTAAATTTACGATTAAATACTACTTCTAATTGGTCGTTATCTTTAATAGATTCTGTGGGTTTATAACTATTAGTGGTCACTTCATTTTCAATATTTCTTACAGCTTTATTAATATATGGATCATAATTATTTGAAGGAATGTCATTATATGGATCATAATTATTTGAAGGAATGTCATTATATGGATCATAATTATTTGAAGGAATGTCATTATATGGATCATAATTATTTGAAGGAATGTCATAATATGGTTTGGTATCATCTTGTTTTAATAGTGTAAGATACATCAATAATAATAAAAATAAAAAAGTAGTTATAAAATATTTGTTCATATTAAAATAGTATAAGAATTTTTATTCATGGTAACTTCTAAAATTATTTTTAAAATAAAAAAACCCAAAATAATACATATTACCAATAATGATTATAAAGAACTAACATGCTTTATTTTTGTGACACACAATTTAAATATAAATTCTAATAAACAAATCAAATTAGGTTTATTTAAATTATTTTTTTATAATACTTCTTTTTTAATACTACATAATAAATATGACTATTCTGACATAAAACCGTTATTTAATACAATTAATATTAATCGTATTAATCGATTATATAATAGAAACCGTATTACTATTTATGTATTAACTATTGATTTTGGATTGAAACAAATAAATATAAATAATAACATTTATAATGAAAAAAAATATGTATTATTTTTGGAAAAGAATTTAGAAGATTATAGAATTATAACTAAACAACCATTAAATAGTCATTTAAATAATATTTTTATAACACCTTATTTTAGTATAACATTAAAATATATAATAGGCTCTATATGGAATTATTAAATTCTTCCAGATCAAAATCTAAATCGGATTCTACTTTAAAATTATTAACTTTTTCTAATGATTTATTTTCTATATTATGTTTAATTTCTGAAATAGTAGAACCTTTTGTGTTAGTATTATTTAAACCTAAATTTAAATTAATTTTAGGTTTTTCTTCTGTTTTTTCTGTTTTTTCTGGTTGTAATGAACTTAAAAAAGTTTCAAATTCATTTATATTATTATTGGATAGCTTATATTTATTATCTGTATAATGGTTTGTTTCTTCTGGAAGCGTTTCAATTTGTTCTAATTGTTCTAATTGTTCTAATTGTTCTAATTGTTCATGAACCTGAACCTGAACATTTTGTTGGGATTGAACTATTGGTGCCTGATGTGGTGTCTCTTTTGGTATATAGTGTGGTTGTAAATAATTCGGTTCTGGTTTTATTTGTGGTGAATATTCTGTTATTTTCTTAATATCTGATAATTCATTAGATATATCTTGTGATAAATTAAATATAGTTTTACCATTATTATTTATAATAAACATTCCTCCTATGGAAATAATATCTATTAACAATATCACCCAAAAATAATTTTTAATAATAGTTGTTTGTGTTAAATTATGTATAAAACCATGTGTAATAATATATAATACAGTGCCATATATAAAAGTTTTTAATAATTTTTGATTATCATCTAAATCATCTGGAAAAAAAAATTTTGAATTAAAAAATAAATGGAAAAACATTTACTAATAATTAAACAAAAAAAAAAATAAATATAAACTTATAGTAAATGACATGTGAAATTCCAAAAGATTCTTTAACAACAAATAATAGAATATTAGTTATAGGCGATCTTCATGCTGATTACACTAAAACAATTAATTTATTTCATCATTTTAAATTAATTGATAAAAATAAAAAATGGATTGGAAATAATACAATTATAGTCCAATTAGGTGACCAAATAGATGGTTATGGAAGAGGTATTTATGAAGATGCTGAAGGAGAATTAAAAATATTAGATTTCTTTGATTCAATTCATGCCCAAGCCAAAATATATGGTGGTGCTGTGTATTCTATTATAGGTAATCACGAGTTAATGAATGTTCTTGGTAATTTTTCATATGCTTCAAAAGGAGATATAAAAAGTAATGGAGGAGAAAATCTCCGTAAACTACAATTTGCTCCTGGTGGAACTATGGCAAAAAGGTTGGCGTGTACAAGAAATACGATTATAAAGATTAATGATATTATATTCGTTCATGGTGGTATTATTCCAGAATTGGTTAAAAAGGATAAAGCTAAAACAATATCATTAGTAAATAAATTAATGAGATCATTTTTTAGAGGAGAAATAGATGAAAAACATCACACATTTAAAAAATTCTTTAAAGATAATCACAGTGTATTATGGGACAGAAGTTTGGGTAAAGTAAAACCGAATTGTATTGATTTACAACACATGCTAAATGATATAGGGGCCAATCATATAATTATAGGTCATAGTCCTCAAGATGTTATAAATTCAGAATGTGATAATAAAGTCTGGAGAGTTGATGTAGGTTTGTCAAGAGCTCTTGGCGATAATACATTTCAAATACTGGAGATAACCAGAGTTAATGGAGGTAATCAATTTAAAGTATTACATTAAATTCTAATACATTTATATCAACTATTTTAATGTTTCTGACACTTGAGTTAGGTATGGTATAATTATAACATAAAGAACCATTATGTATATTATATAATACTTCATTATGTTCAATAATTAGCCTACAATAGTATAAATAATTAATAATAAAATTTTATTTTTATTATTAATTAGTGACATACATTATATTTATAAAAAATATCTATAGACATAATAATCGCTATACAAATTATTGAACAAATTAAGGTGACATTTAAAATATGAAAAGGGTTAAATATTTTTTAAGAATACAAATCAGTTGGAGCATCATACTTATTTTGTTCTGCTGTTTTTTTTAGTTCATTCATGTGTTCAAAAATATCATCATTTCTGTATCTAAATAAAAATCCTTGAAGGAGCGCTGTTGTTACTTTTAAATATTTTATTTCGTTCCAGAATTTTTTAAAAAGTGTGTTTATATTATCTTTCTTATAGAACTTTTTAAATATTAATTCTATTTGGGCTTTATCTGCATAATCAAAATGTATTAAATTATCTACTCTACCTGGTCTTTTTAATGCTGAATCTAAGTTACAACAATAATTAGTAGTCATAATAATAATTTGTTTATGTAAAGAACCTGGTCCGTCAAGTATATTAAGAAGGCCACTAAATGTTAATGCACTGTTAACTTCATTTTCTTTACGTTTTTTAAATAATACATCTAAATCTTCAAAAGATATTATAGTATCTTCGGGGCACCGTTTTAAAGCTTTCATTAATTTAATATCTGTCATTTCTGGGTCAAATGTAATAGTTGCTATATTCATATCTAATTCAGATGCTACGGTATGTATTAAACTAGATTTGCCAGTTCCAGGATAACCTTCCAATAAAATATTATATTTATATGGAATACCATAATCCAAATATTCTTCTTCGGTCGATTTTAGAAGAAAATTTTTAATAGAATCAAATAACTTAATATGTGTATTATTAGAAAAACAAAGCGATTTTAAACTTCTTTTAGGTTTTTTATTAAACACTTCCCAATAGTCATCCCATATATAACACGTAATTTTTGTATCTATATTTTGTTTAGATAATATTTCTTCCATAAATACTTGTTTACAATGTTCCATATAATCTTTAACGATATCATAAGAGTCATCTTGTTCATTACATATAGTAATCATTTGTAGATATTTAATACTTCCTTGCGTTTCAAGTGGACGACCATGATTAACTACTTCTAAAGATAATTTTATATTTATATATTCTATATCGGTTTTTCCTAATGGAAGAATATACATAGTTTCTTTTACTTTATCATCTCTATCATCATATTTATTATAAGATACGGCATTCATTTTAGATTTATTAATTGCGTAACGCAATGATGTATAATTACATGCTTTAAATAACATATCATTACTTGTTATTGTTATACTCATTTAACTATATTGTATAATACCTATTTAAATCATATTTAAAGTATTTTGTTTAATTTTTAATTTTTAATGTATTCATTAAAGGTTTCGAAAATCGGTTTATTAATAATATATTTGTAATTAAACACACAAATAATAATGTGATTTTTTTAATTCTTGGTAGTTTATAAGTATTAATAATATCGTATATTTCTTTCTGAATAGATATAGTATAGAATATTTGTAAAAATATAATTATCGTTTTCCAAAAACGATTATTAATATTTATTCTAAATAATGAACCAATAATAATTACAGTCAGTAATAAACATATTCGCACTTCTTTATTATTACATATATAATTATTATTATCATTATTATTATTTTGATTTTGATTTTGTTTTAAAACGTCACATCCAATAATTTTTTCTAAAATATTCACAACTGGTCTTAAAGAAGCAAACATAAAAATAGCTAAAATTAAACAAACAATATTACGTAACATATATTATTAGTATAGAAAAAAAAATTTTTTCATATAATTTAAAATTTATCTATATGTCGTAAATTAAATTAAATTTTAATTTATAAATGCGTTAGTTATTTAAAATAAAGATATTTATAGTATATACTTAATGAACAAGTTTAATGATTTTGATGATTTTGTTACAGCCATAACTACATTAGAAAATGTTGTGTTATTTTTTACAGCGTCTTGGTGTGAACCATGTAAAGTAATGTATCCTATAGTTGAAAATTTAGCTTCTAATTTATCAATGTGTCATTTTTTTAAAATAGATGTCGATGTAGAAGAAACAGAACAAATAGTTGAACATTTTGATGTATCTTCTATGCCTACTTTCTTTTTTATTAAAAATAATGATATAAAAAATACATTAATCGGAGTTAATAAAGAACAATTTTCTGAATATTTAAAAGTATTATTAAATAACGCACCAGAAAAAAAGTATGAAAATAATTTAGAAGTTACTGAAAATAATTTAGAAGTTACTGAAAATAATTTAGAAGTTACTGAAAATAATTTAGAAGTTACTGAAAAACAATCAGATTTTAATGTATTAGATAACAAATCTAAATAATGATACTAATCCTATGGTCTAATACATATTTTTATTTATATACGATTTTTTATTTTTTTTAAAATATTTATTATTATTATTATGGATATTTCAAATACCAATAATATATTTAGTTTAGATGAAAAAAAAATATTATTAAAAAAAATAAAAAATTTAAATAGATCAAAACTTAGACTAAAAAATAAATTAAATTTAAAGATTAAAGAATTAGAAAATAAGTTAGATTCTAAATGGGATGATTCATGGGATACAATTGAAGAATAAATTACAAATTTTATTAAATGTGAATATTCATTTTTTTTTTATTTTAATATATTATAAATGGTCAAATCTAGTTCTGGTAAAGCTGGATTACGTTCGTTTGCTATTGTAAATGTTGGAAAACATGGTGGCTGTAAAACTAAATTTAGTTCAGGAAGATATCTTGGTAGAAATCCTGTATCTGCAGCAAAAAAAGCGTTCAATAATTTTTGTAGACAAAAAAAAATTAGAGGTGTATGTACTTTAATTGTAACTGTTAGAGAAACAACTCAAGGAAGTAAAAATAAAGAGTTTTCTTACAAATTACATAGAAAAAAATTAGCGAAACCTATGATTATGTTAGAAGGAACCAAAAATGAATTTGTCATTGAATATCAATTAGACGCAAAATCCATAGAAACACCTAACGCATGTAAGAAAAAGGGTCAATCAAGAGGTAGAATGTCTAAAAAGACCAAAAGAAAAAGTAGACCTTCAGCCAATAATGTTAGAAGAATGAGAAATAGAAATTCTAGAAAACAATCCAGTAACTAATTTAATTATTTTTGTCTTTATTTTTTGTTTTTAATTTATAAATATATTTCTTATAAATATACTTATGGATCTTTTAGAACGTTTACACAATACCATTATTTTAAGCAACTATTCTTTACAACAATTAGATGATAATCGAAATACACTAAATAATATGGAAAATATAACACAACAAACAACACAAGAATTACATTTTTCTAATAAAATAGTTAATTCATTTAGAAGTTTTTATGATAGACTATCTTTCAAATATTTAAATACTAAAGAAACAAATAAACCTATTTTTGATTCAAATAACATTAATATAGATTCGAATCATATAATAGATTCGAATCATATAATAGATAAACTTAAACAAATTAAAACTAATAATGAATTAATTGGATTAGAATTAGATCAACAAAATAAACAATTAGAAACACTCACTATTACTATAGATAAAAATAAAGAATCAGTAAAAACAATAGAATCAAATATAAATAATTTACTTAGTTAAATGACTTGAAACATGTTTGTTAATCTCAACAAAAGTTAACGAGTCTTTAACATCCATGCCAAAAATTTTATGGAGATGTTTATTTGGTTTGAATTTTCTACGATTTTCTTTGATTTGTAAATCATTATTTTTAATGTACTCAGAAACACCCTTCATAACTTCAGCTTTAGTAAGTTGTGTTCCTTTTGTAACACCAAGAAATTTTTCCAAATCTTGGCTAAGATTCAATGGCACTTGAACCTTTTTTTTTTGTATTTTAACCTGTTTTTCGGCATTTTTACAAACCTTTTGTAGAATTCTTATAGAATCTTGTAAATCCTTAGTTCTCTTAGAAATATTACTAAATTCATCAAACACATTTTTAAATTGTTGCTCAATTGTTTCGTTAATATCAGTCATTTTATACTTTTATTCCTTAAGAAAACTTTAAGTAAATTTAAATCAAGTTTTTTATTATATTATAATAATTATTAAAAATAAATGGATACTATACTATTAAAAAACTATAGAATAGAACAATCCAGAATTGGTACAGGTTCTTTCTCAGTAGTATATAAAGGATATAATAGTAATAACAAAACAGTCGCTATAAAAAAAATATATTTGGAAAGGACAAATAATTTGAATTTATTTATTAAAGAGTTTAAAATATTAAGATCATTAAACCATAAAAATATTATTAAAGTTCATGACATGATTTTTGAAGATAAAATTAATGTTTATTTAGTGTTAGATTACTATCCTAAAGGTGATTTAACAAAATATCTAAATAAAAGATGTCTTAAGGAAAAATTCGCTCAAAATTATTCGATACAATTAAAGGACGGTTTAAAATATTTATTATCCAACAATATAATTCATAGAGATTTAAAACCACAAAATATACTAGTATCAGATGATAATTTATTAAAAATTTGTGACTTCGGATTTGCACGACATTTTAAAACAGATATGATGTTTGGAACAATTTGCGGGAGTCCTCTTTATATGGCTCCGGAAATTATGTCTAAGAATAAATATGGTAATAAGGTAGATTTATGGTCCTTAGGGGTTATTATTTTTGAGATGTTATATGGCACTGTTCCATTCAAAGGAAAAAATATTATAGAATTAATTAGAAATATAGAAACAAAAACAGTTGAATTCCCACAAAATTTTAATGTTACCAAAAACTGTAAACAACTATTAATAAAATTATTAAAAAAAGATCCAAAGGAGAGACTTGAGTGGGAAGAACTTTTTGAAAATAATTGGTTTAATACTACTTTAATGGTTTTAGATGAAAATAAATTATTAGAAATATCTTTATCAAGTGGGGTACCTAATTTAGAAAATTACAACTTTAATGAAAGTAAATTTTTAGATATAATAAATAATGAACAACCTACTAAAATTAATTCATACAAATATACAAGTGTATGTGATGGGGTATTTGAATTAAATTTTGAAAATTCAAATTCTACATTGGATTTGTCTGAAGAATTTAAATCTTTTGAAAGTGAGAATGAAAATGAAGAATTATATAAAGAATTTAAATTACAAGAAACACAAACAAACTCTAAAATTATTTCTAAACCAATAGATATACATTCAAAACAACCTTTCACTGAAAGCTATATATTTGTTAGTCCAAATATAATTCAAGAAAAAAATAACTCTTCTTTATCTAATAGTATTAAAAATATGTTAAGTTCCTCTTTATCTAATTCATTAACTTTTATAAAACATGGCTTTGATTATATTAGTAAATCTAATTCTTTATAATGATGGTTTTAACCCCCAAAAGTTTTTCGGCATGATATTTTGGTTAGGATATGCCGAATCTCTTAATATTTGTTCTTGATTTCTATATGGTAAATTTGTTATGTTAGTGTAAAATAATTCTCCTGAAGGTTTATAAAGTTTATTAAACTTTGTAAAATAATCAACATTTGCTGGATGAGTTAAATATCTATATGGTATTTCATCACTAATTTTAATTGTTTCATATTTGTCATCACAAGTAGAAATGTGTAATAATGGTTTAATAAAATTTGTATTTAATTGTGTATAATAACTATTAGGTGGAAAAATGTTAAAACTAAATTTTAAATCTGTAACTTTTACTGTGCCTACATTATATTTATTACTATATGCTTGTTCTTGATTATGAAAAGGCATTCCACTACCTGAATAACTATATCTATGATTCGCTGGATCGGCTGCCCAGTAATTAATTTTTTTAATATCTTCTAATGGAGCTTTAATCTCTCCACTAATTTTTAACATATTGTTATGTTTAATTATTACACCTTTGAATTGTTTTTTGTCAAAATAAATTTTATCCCAATTTTCTCGGTTCATATTATACTATAACTATATATTAATAATTTTAGAATAATAAATAAAAAAAATATAAAATATTATTAATTAATGTTGTTATTTACACACATTTTCATCTAAATTTAATGGATTCTCTTTAACGCCTTTAATACATGTATTATCCCCTTGATAATTTCTACCTAATCCAACTCCATCTTTAAAGTTATGTTTTACTTCACATGATTTAAGACTACAAGATTGTTTATATTGTTCTGGAAGCATAGTTCCATCAGCATATGGTTCTTTGCATTCATATGGTCCATTAATAATATAACTTTGTTGTCTATTCATATTAATTATTGTTTCAGCATTTCTTGTTAAAAATAATTTATAATCGTATGAATTTACACTATTTGAATCTAATTGTAAATTATTATTTAACAAACAATTTGGTCTATAGTCTGTAAACCCCCTTCCGTCAGCCATTAATGGTGGTGAATTAAAATATTTATTATTACTTGTTTTATAACACTTGCTCATATATTATAGTGTTAATATAATTATTTTGACAAACTAAGATAAATTCTTTCAATTAATTCATTTTTGGGTCCCTTGATTTTTAACTTATTAGTTCTTGCTATTTCTTGTAATTCTTTAAAATTTAATGTTTCTAAATCAATATTTATAGTATTTTGTTCTGAATTATAATGCTCTTTAGTTTCCAATGATTGTATAAATTCTAATTCATTAATAGTCTCATTTTCTATAGTATGTTTATTATCATTTTGAGTAATATAGCTACTTAAATACTCTTCTTCTAAAGCTACTTCATTTTCTAAAGCTACTTCATTTTCTAAAGATACTTTAGGTTCATATGATTCTTGATTTTCTAAAGATACTTCATTTTCTAAAGATACTTCATTTTCTAAAGATACTTTAGGTTCATATGATTCTTGATTTTCTAAAGCTACTTCATTTTCTAAAGCTACTTCATTTTCTAAAGCTACTTCATTTTCTAAAGCTACTTTAGGTTCATCTTGATCAACATTTTCGTCTGGTTCTAAATTAGTGGGGGTGTTAGATAATTCATTGGAATCGTATGAATCAGTATCGTCTGATTGAGTTATATTCATTATTTTAGTTTTTAAATCATTCGGAATTGTGCTCTCATTAATAAATGAATTATATTGTTTCGAAATTGTGTTTTCTTGATTTACCAATACATTATCTTCTGGAATTGTATTTACAATATTTTTTTTAGGAATAATATTAGAAGAATTCTGAATTGGTGGTGAAGAATTAGGAACATATTGGTCCATAGTGTATTTTTCTAAACCTAATAATTTAGTACTGATCTCATTTATTTTTTGTTTATTTAATAAGAGTTCCTTATTCATTTTAAAGTATAAGAAAGCTGCAACTAATAATACTCCTATAGCGCAAATTATAATTGTATTCATTACATTATTAATAAAAAAAAAAAAAAAAAATAAAAAATATATTTAATTTTTTTATTTTTATTTTATTTTTTTTTTATTTATTTTTTATTTTAAAAAATTTTTTT